TTCGTGGTCGATAAGGAACTTGACGAGTGAAGTTGACCGAGAGACAAAGAGAAGCGACGCGACTGCTGAAGGGCGCTGCGCTTAATATACTTTTATACGGCGGGGCGCGAAGCGGAAAGACTACACTACTGATTGAAAAGGTGATAGTCCGGGCTTTTAAGTATCCCGGCTCTCGTCACCTTATCGCCCGGCTCCGCAATGCGCATGCACGCACGACAGTATGGCATGAGAGCCTTTTGCCGGCGTTAAAGCGGCTGCACCCGGAAGACTATACTGTATACAAGCAGGATATGTATGTAGAATTCGCCAATGGCTCCGAGATATGGGTAGGCGGCTTTGACGACTCGGATAGGATTGAGAAGCTGCTCGGTCATGAGTACAGTACTATATACTTCAATGAGGTCTCGCAGATAGAGTACGACACGGTGCTTATGGGCCTCTCCCGGCTGGCGCAGAATGTGAAGGGGCTACAGAACAAAGCGTTCTATGACTGCAATCCGCCCTCGCCGTTGCATTGGGCGCACAAGCTCTTTATTGAGAAGGTAGACCCGAAAGACGGCGGGCCTCTTGCTAAGCCTGAGTTGTACGTAAGTTGCCATATCAATCCGCAGGATAATATAGAGAATCTGCCGGATGGGTACATTGAGAACTTTCTTGAGACATTGAGTGAGAGAGCTAAGCGGCGGCTTCTTTACGGCGAGTGGGTGAAAGCTGAGGGTGTTATATATGACCGCTTTGATCAATCGATGATCGTTTCTGAACTGCCGCAGATGGAGTATTATACTTTAGGCCTTGACTTCGGGCTTAACATGGCAGCGGTGCTTATTGGCTGGGCCGGTGAGAATGTGTATGTAGTGGATGATTTCGGCGGATATAACTACACGTCGGCTCAGTTTAACAGCGAGATACAGCGCCGGTGGGGCGGCGGGGATTACATAGCATATTGTGACCCTGCGGGCGGCGAGCGGATGCAAGAGATCACCGCAGGCGTGAAGGCTGACAACAGCGTAGAGCCGGGCATTGACCTTATTAACCGGAAGATCGAGAACGGGCAATTTTTCGTGCATGAGAGCGCGCACGGCGTACTTGGTGAGATATGGAATTATAGGCGCGATGAAAAAGAGCGGGTGGTCAAAGAGAATGACCACTATATGGACGCGATGCGGTACGGCATTTTTAGCGCAGTGAACACAGTTGAGTTTGCGCCGATTTGGTAGAGGTGTAGATGGGCATTTTTAGTGGCCTAAAGCAACGGATAGCAGATAGATTAGGGAACATGATTTTCGGCCAGTCTCACAAGCGGTGGTGGGATTTTACCCATCAGAACCGCAGAGATTACGGCCTTGAGATTCAAAAGCACGGCGGCGTAGGCACGGCGAGTGTCGTCATGGCCCCGGTTATGTGGATTATGCGCACGCTGCCGGAGGCGCCTGTTGTGCTTGCCGATAGCGATGGCGAGCGCACCAATGAGCACCCCATGATGTCTCTGCTGCATCGGCCCAACGGTTACTATTCAGGTCGGATGATGTGGATGGCCATTGCTAACAATCTGTCTATCGACGGCAATGCGTATCTTGTGAAGGTGCGGGACGGGCAGCTTCGAGTAAGGGAGCTGTGGTACGTTCCCTATTGGCTGATTGAACCGCACTATCCGCAGGACGGCTCACAGTTCATAGACTACTATGAGTACAAGCCGAACGGAGAGCTAATTAAGCTCGACCCGTCGGACGTGATACATTTTCGGTGGGGCATTGACCCGGCGAACATGAGGAAGGGCCTTTCGCAGCTCAAAGCGGCGCTACGGGAAGTGTACAGCGATATGGAGGCAGCCTCCTTCGCTGCGTCGATGCTTGCCAACGGCGGAGTGCCGGGCTTGATAATCACGCCGAAAGATGAGACAACAGCAAAGTCTCCGGCTTTCAGTGAGAATATAAAGGACTATGTACGGCATAAGTTTACCGGCGAAAATAGAGGGGAGCCGCTTGCTTTCTCTGCTCCCGCCGATGTGCAAACGTTCGGTTTCGACCCTAAGTCAATGGACTTGTCGGCTGTAAGGAACTTGAGCGAAGAGCGCGTATGTGCGATGCTCGGTATCCAACCGTCCGTTGTAGGATTTGGCACGGGCCTGCAGCAGACTAAAGTGGGAGCGACCGCCAAAGAGGCGCGGGAGATGAGCTATGAGCACGGCATCATTCCGCTGTTGAGGCTGATTGAAGATGAGCTTCATGTGCAACTGCTCCCTGATTTTGAACCTGACCCGTCGGCGTGGACGGTCGAGCACGATCTTTCTAACGTGCGGGTGCTGCAGGAAGACCAGACCGAGCTGATTAACCGGCTTAACACCGCTGTTCAGGGCGGCTGGCTTACTGTTGCCGAGGCGCAGCGCCGTGCAGGGTGGGAAGCGGACGAGAGCCAAGAGGCGTACCTACGGCCCGTTAATCTTGTCACTACTCCAGCAGGTACAGAAGGTAAGCACCTGCCGGTGGAATCGCGCAAATACGTGAAGCAAGATGAAGAAGGCGGCGTAGAGAACAGCGGCGCAAGCGAGGCCGGGATTAAGTTCATTCAGACTATGAATAAGCGTCGGCCCGAGATTGAGGACGAGTGGATAACTGAGCAGGTAAAGCGGTTCGAGGATTTAGGAGAGCAGGTCAGTAGGCTATGGCTTGAGCAATCACAGAAAAGCCGTAAGACCCTTGAGGATGAGGTGAACGCCGAGAAAGCCCTCGATAATATGAATTGGGAAGAGGCGAAGGAGCGGGCGCTCGCTTACGAAGCGTTGTACCTGTCGATTGCCAAGGAGACGTTTGAGCAGGGTAATGCGCTTCTTGGGCTTGCCGTCAATTTGACCGACGAGCGCGAGGCGGCGGTGCTCGGTGAGGCCGGTATCCGCAAGGGGCTGATTGAACTTCGGGAGCAGACGAAAATGGCGATGTTCAAGGCCATTAAAGAGGGCCGCGAGGCCGGAGAGGGTGTTGATGTAATTGCCCGTAGGATTCGCGATGATATACCGGCCGGGCCGTGGAGCTCTGCCCGTGTTCGGTCTGAGGTGATAGCAAGAACCGAAGGAAGATATGCGCAGAATATAAGCACATTGGAGATGGGTAAAGAGGCGGGCGCACAGGCGTTTCGTGTCATTGACGCGCAGATACCCGGCGACAGGCCCCACAGCGATGAGGCGGGTATTGTATGCAGCGCAATCAACGGTGAGATTGTCAGCGCCGATGATGTTGGGTATCTATCGAGCGTAGAGCACCCGAATGGGACAAGGGATTTCATCCCGGTGTTCGACCCGGAAGCGGAGCCGAGAAGTCCGCAAGAGTTTAGTGGTAGATAAAGGTGGTCATGTAGCCATGAGTGAAAAGAAGAATTTGCATAAGACAGTATCAGGCGGTTCGATTCAATGGAAACAAGAGGAAGAGGGGCGATTTTCTGCCGTGTTCGCCACACTTGACGTAATTGACCATGATGGAGATGTCATCATGCCGGGCGCGATTGAGAACGGAAAGAAAGTCAAAATCAGCGCCTACAATCATTCGAGCTGGGGTGACAACCTGCCGGTCGGTAAGGGCACGATATCAGAGCAAAACGGCGAGCTTATTGTAGACGGGCAGTTCTTCCTTGACACTGAGGCGGGCAAAGAGACGTACCGCACGGTGAAGAACCTTGAGGATTTGGCCGAGTATAGTTTCGGCTTCAATATAACCGAAGCAGAATGGGGCGAGCGAGACGGACAGCAAGTGCAATTCATCAAGGGCCTCGATATTTTTGAGGTGAGTCCTGTGCTACGCGGTGCAGGAATCGGCACTCGCACCCTATCGGTAAAGCATGAGAATGTGAAGCAGGCTATTCCCCGGCACGACGCTTCCACTACTGACAGAGAGTGGGATGCGGGGGCGCAGGAGGATCGGCTTACCAACGATGGGAGTTACTCGGTGTACCGTAACATGTACGCGTGGGTAGACCCGGAGGGAGACCGTGAGAATAAAACTTCTTACAAGTTCCCGCACCACATGACAGACGGCGACGGTATGCCGGGAGCTGCGAACACGCGGGCTTGTATCGCTGCGATTGCAGCGCTGAACGGCGCACGGGGCGGAGCTGATATTCCTGACGATGATAGGCGGGGCGTGTGGAATCACGTAGCCAAGCACCTTCGGGACGCGGGGGAGGAGCCGCCCGAGCTAAAGAGCGGAGAGACCTTTGTACAGCAGGCCAGCCGCGTTCATGGAGACGCGGAGAAACTTATTTCGCGGTGTCGTGACATCGTAGAGATGCGGAAGGCCAAGGGCAAAGACTTGGGCGGTGAAAGCAAGAGCGAGATGTACGAAGTCCGTGACCGTCTTGCGAATGCGGTCAAGGCAATCGACGAGATGTTAGAGGAGGGCGATTACGAGCAAGAGTTTGCTGACGCAATCGCAAAAATGAAACTAAAGGAGTTCGAGTAATGAATATTGTAGAGAAAAGGCAAGAGGTTGAAGGCCTTGAGGCCCGCATGGGCAAGATCAAGGAGCAGGCATACGATGAGAAGGGCAATTTTTCCCTTAAGAACGTGTCCGAGCTCCCCGGCAAAAGTGCACAGGAGAAGCTGAACGCCTTTAATGAAATCAGCGCTGACCTTGAGACCAAGCGGAAGGAGCTCAATGACCTTGTGGCTGCCGAGAAGACCCTTGGCAATCAGAGCATGAGCTTCCCTGGCGGCGGCGAGCCGGAACCGCAGGGCAAGCAGAAGGCAAAGAGCATCGGTGAGATGTTCACCGAATCGCAGGCGTACAAGAGCAAGCAGGCGAAGGATACTCTTGATGTATCCCTTAAGACCCTGTTCGAGACTTCTGCGGGATGGGAGCCGGAAGACCTCAGAACCGGGCGTGTCGTAGAGGATGCGCAGCGGCCGATCCAGCTTATTGATCTCATCCCTATGACCACCACCAATCAGAGCGCAGTGGTGTACATGGAGGAGACCACCTTCACCAATAACGCGGCTGAGACTGCCGAGGGCAATCAGTACGGCGAGGCTGCGCTTGCACTGACCGAGCAGAGTTCTCAAGTGCGGAAGATCGCTGTCTATATTCCTGTTACCGATGAGCAGCTCGAAGACGTTGCGCAGGTACAGGGCTATCTTAATAACCGGCTGCGGTTCATGCTGCGCCAGCGCCTTGACAGTCAGATCATCAATGGCGACGGTAGCGCACCGAATCTCACCGGTATTCTGAACGTAAGTGGCCTGCAGTCTCAGGCTAAGGGCAGCGACCCCGTGGCCGATGCCATCCACAAAGCGATCACCAAGGTGCGTGTCACCGGCCGGGCGATGCCGAACGCCGTGATTATGCACCCGAACGATTGGCAGGGCCTGCGGCTGACCCGGACTACCGAGGGCCTGTATATTTGGGGCTCTCCCTCCGAGGCCGGTACTCCGAGAGTGTGGGGACTTCCCATCGTGCTTAGTGATGCTATTGCCGAAGGTACTGCCCTTGTTGGCGACTATGCCA